ATGAAAATCAAGTTTCCGACAGATCCGGAGAAGCGCTGGGAATGCATTAAATACCAGCTTCGCCTGCGCGGATCATCTCTTGCTCAGATTGGCCAGGAGCTAGGCATCCCAAGGCAATCTGTGAATAACGCAAAACGCGTCCGGTACCCCCGTGTTGAAAGAGCCATTGCCAGGAAGATTGATGTTGCTCCTCAAGACATCTGGCCCGATCGGTGGAATCCGGACGGCGCTCCGGTTCGTGAACGCCCAAATATGGGGGAGCGCAAACCGAGTGTATGCCATCAGCATACAAAATCTAACGCTATCGCGCACTGTCAAATGGCCCGGAGCGCATAACCATGAGACGCGTCAAAGACACCGCCACGATTGACATCTTCGAGGTTCCGCAGCCGGTACATCCGGCGCCAGGCAGCGGGAACTATGCCGCCCAGGTAAGCGAGCTGGTGGCCACCGTGCTGAAAAACTGCCCTCAGGATCGGCACGAGATTGCCATGCAGATGAGCCGGCTGTCTGGTGATGACGTCTCAAAACACATGCTGGATGCCTGGTCCAGCCCTGCCCGCGCTGAACACAACATCCCTCTATATAGGGTGCCGCTGCTGGAAGAGGTTTGTCATACGCACGCCTTCACAGACTGGATGGTTCACATGCGTGGCGGCCGGGTGGCTTATGGCCGAGAAGCGCTGGCCGCCCAGTACGGAAAGCTGCAGCAGATGAAAGACAAGTTGCACAGCGAAATGCGAGAGCTGAAGCGCCTGATGGGAGACGAGGAATGAGCTGCCGGGATGTATTGCCAGTTCAGGAATGGTACACGGCGGTTGAGCTGGCAGGGCTAGAAGGGCTGCCTAACACTCAACAAGGTGTTGGATTTCGCGCAAAGAAAGAAGGCTGGACAGCCAAAAAGCGGGAAGGACGCGGTGGCGGCAAGGAATACGCTTTCTCCAGTCTTCCCCAGGTAACGCAAGACGCCATTCTGGCGCGTGCCCTAACCAATGCCGGTACCGGCGGTGATCTGCTGGAGACTTCCCAGCCTGAGCCCGAAAGAGAGCCCGCACGGTATGAAGATCTGAATGAAGATCAGCTGGCCGTAATGACTGCCCGCGTTGCCTTTGTTCGGGAGATTGAAAGGCTTGCCCAGGTAACGACTCAAACCAAGGCCATCCAAACGTTAGTGGATGCTGCCCGCAGCGGTGATCTAACGCCTTACCTCGCGGATCGAGTAGTACGGGCCAACGACCGCAAGACGGCCACCCGCACTCTTTCGGAACGCACTCTGAAGCGCTGGCTGTCGGATTTCCGCAAGCATGGCGAACGCGCCCTGGCACCGCGCCGGCGTAAGGCGGATATGTCAGTACCAGCGTGGGGCCCGGAGTTCCTCAAGCGTTACCAGCGCCCACAGAAGCCGAGCATTGCCGCAGCATACGAACGCCTGGTGGAAGAGACAGACCCACCACACCCTTCCATTGATCAGGTGCGCCGGTGGCTGAAAAAGCTGAGCCCGGAAGCCAAAGAACGTGGCCGCATGGGCCCGCGTGAAATCAAGGCACTGCAGCCGTTCAAGCGCCGGAAAACAGATCACATGTGGCCAAACGATGTGTGGGTTTCAGATGGCCACACCTTTGATGCCGAGGTGATCAACCCGCTTACAGGCCAGCCATTCCGCCCGGAGGTCACGCTGGTGTTGGACTGGTATACCCGCCGGATTACCGGCTTTGCCCTGAACCTGGCCGAATCCACTGTGGCCACGCTGGACGCCCTACGGCATGGCATCACCAATGCCGGCATGTTCAACCTGTTCTACGTGGACAACGGCAGCGGTTTCGACAACGCAGCTGTATATGAAGTGGTAGACCGCCTGGGCGGGACCATAACCCACTCGCTGCCCTACAACTCTCAGGCCCGTGGTGTGGTTGAGCGGGCCCACAAAACCGCTCTGGTCAGACTGGCCAAAGAGTTCGACAGCTACATAGGCGCGGATATGGATCCGGAAGCATCCACGAAGGTGCACAAGCTGTCCCGCAAAGCCATTAAAGACGGCCTCAAGCCGGTAATGATTCCATCGTTCCAGGAATTCTTTGATCGCCTGAACGACGCGGTTGATCGCTACAACCACGCGCCGCACGGCGGGCTGCGCAAGGTCCGCGATATTCACACAGGCCGGATGCGCCACCAGAGCCCGATGGAAGCCTGGGCCAATGCGGAGGTTGAAGGCTTTGAGGCGATTACCGCCCCGGCCGATCTGATCGCCTCACTCACCAGGCCGCAGGAAGTGCGCAAAACGCACCGGGGTGAGGTGCGGATTAACGGCGGCATCTACTTCCTGGACGCGCTCCGCGACTTCCACGGCGAAGAAGTGAAGGTGGCCTGGGATTACCGCGACAGCTCAAAGGTAGGCGTGTTCACGCTGGAAGGCGAAGTGATTGGTGATGCCGAACTGGATGGCAACGCCACCCCAGCCATGCCGGTTTCTGTACTGCAGCGTGGTGCAGACAAACGCGAAAAAGGCCAGCTCAAGCGCCTGACCGCCAAAGCTAAAACCATCACCGGCAAGGATGTGGAGATCCGCACCCTGGAGCCAGTAGCCAATGACGACGACACCCAGCGCCTGATTGAAGCCGGCCGCGCCAAAGCCAAACAGCTGGCCTCCGCCAAGAAAGACGAGTTTGTGATTCCTGAGGATGTAACCGAGCGGTTCCGCCTGTGGCAGCGCCTGGATAAGCGCCAGCAGGCAGGTGAAACCCTGAGCGAAAGAGAAAAGACCTGGTGGGAAACCTACCCATCAACACCCGGATATCGCGCTATCAAGCGCGTGATGGATGCGAGCGCCAACGGCAGAACCGTCAGCGCCCGCAGGGCCATGTGAGGGCATGGCCATGACACCCAAGCAACAAACGAAAGGAAGTTATATGAGCGTCAACACCATTGTACCACTGACCAACGTTGGCCTACTGGCTCAGGCGGTAGAGAGCGCCACCAACCGCCCGCCCGAACTCCCAGGGCTGGTGGTGATGTATGGCCCGAGTGGCTACGGCAAGAGCCTGGCAGCGGCCTATGCCGCCAACCTGCACCGCGCCTACTACGTGGAGTGCCGCGAGAGCTGGACCAAGAAAGCCTTCCTGATCGCCATCCTGCGGGAGATGGGAATTATCCCCATGAAGACGCTGAGCGAGATGGTTGACCAGGTGGCAGAACAGCTCAGCCGCTCCGGCCGGCCGATCATCATTGACGACGTTCAGTACGTGATCGACAAGGCCGCCGCCAACGTGTTGACCGACATTTACAACGCCAGCCAGGGAACGCTGATTCTGATTGGCGAAGAGCGAGTGCCGGCCTCCATGGCCCGCCTTGAGCGCCTGCACAACCGGGTACTGGAGTGGGTGCCAGCTCAGGCCGCAAGCCTTGGCGATGTCATCGAGCTGGCGCAAAGCAGCTATCCCGACGTGGAAATGGATGAAGGCCTGCTGGATGAGGTCCGTAAGCGCGTAAAAGGTTGCCTGCGCCGGATCGCCGTCAACCTGTACCGGATCCACAGCGAGGCCCTGGCAAACAACTGGAAGTATGTAGACCTCGACACCTGGGGTGAACGCACCATCCACACCGGCCAGCCGCCGGCGCGGAGGGCTTGAGTATGCCGAAGGTTACACGCAAGCCCGTGCACCTTGAGGCCCAGGGCCCCAAGGGTGACCGCCAGAGCATGTGGGAAGCCATGCGCAAACTGCAGAAGGCGGGCGAGCCCATCACCGTTCGGAAAGTGTGGGAGCTGGGCGCCGAGTGGGCACCCAAAGGCCGAGTGCGAGACTACATGGCGGGGCTGACAGCGGCTGGATACCTGCGCATCACCCGCGACGAAACCGGCAAAACGGTGGAGTACGAACTGGCCAAAGACTGCGGAGTAGACGCGCCCAGAGTCCGCAAGGATGGAACCGAAGTCACCCAGGGCCGGGGCCGCGAACAGATGTGGCGCACGGTGAAAATCATCGGCGACTTCACCAGCCGCGAACTGGCCCAGGCGGCCTCAACGCCTGGCCACGAAGTGGCAGAGCCAACCGCTAAAGACTACTGCCTGATGCTGGCAGCGGCTGGCTACCTCGCCATTACTCGCCAAGGCGGCCCAGGCGTCCCGGCCCGGTACCGCTTGGTGCCGAGCCGATGGACTGGCCCCCGTGCCCCCATGATCCAGCGCCTCAAGCAGCTGTACGACCCCAACACCGGGGAGGTGGTTTACCGCCGCCACGCTACCACCGAGGGAGGCGAGTCATGAGCAAGAAAGTGGACATCTCAAACTGGGGCGAACAGCCGCCCCACTGGATCCAGCTGCTGGCCAAAGAAGTTGAATCTTCCAGCCGCACGGCCGCAGGCGATCGCATTGGTATCAGCCGCACGGCGGTGTCCCTGCTGCTGGCCAATCGCTACTCAAGCCCAAGCACCGCCCGGATGGAAAAGCGGATTCTGGCAGCGCTGGACGGCATTCACTGCCCAGCCCAGGGCATCAATATCAGCACCGAGCAGTGCCGGGAATACCGAGATCGCCCGGCACCCACTCACAACCCCATGGCCATGCGCGTATGGCGCGTGTGCCAGAACTGCCAACACAACCCGGACGGAGGCCAGCAGCAATGATGCACCCCACCGCATACCTGGAGCACTACGCCGACAAGTACGCGGCAAACATGCTCTACAAGCATGGCGTGAAGCTGGATGCATACCTGGCCGATCCGGCGCGGTATGAGCACCTGTTGGGTGCTCCATTCCCCCTGATGCCGGAACAAACCAAGGTTCGCGTGCGCCTGATCCGGGAAGACGCCCTGCAGCAGCAGGCTGAAGAAATTGCCCAGGAGCTGGACGGTCTGCCGCGCAATAACGTGCGGCCGTTCGAGCCACTTAGCCACAAAAGGCACCCCAAAAGACGCGGCAAGCTGAGCTGTTTCAAGCCTAACAACCGCCCTCAACCCCAAACCACGTGAGGTTCTGATTTATGAGCGAAGTAGCCCAGGCGGGGAAGTTCCGTCGCAACGCAAAAGGCCACCTGGTCCCGGTGGACCAGATCAAAGATATCGACCGGCTGCGTGATGACCTGGTGCAGCAGGTGATCGGCAAGGTGAAAGCCCTGCAGGAGGAGATGAGCCGGGTGAAGGCAGAGATATCCAGCGAGGTAGAAGCCTTCCTGGAACTGAGCGCCCGCGAGTACGACACGGCCTACGGCGGCAAGAAAGGCAACGTAACCCTGGCCAGCTTTGACGGCCAGTACCAGGTAAAGCGCGCCGTGGCTGACCACTTGGCGTTTGATGAACGACTTCAGGTAGCCAAGGAGCTGATTGACCAGTGCATTCACGAGTGGACTGCCAGCAGCAGCTCCGAAGTGCAGGCCCTGGTTGAACACGCTTTCCAGACCGACAAGGAAGGCAAGATCAGCACCGCCCGAGTGCTGGGCCTTCGCAGCCTGAACATCAAAGACGAGAAGTGGCAGCAGGCCATGCAGGCAATTATGGATTCCATCCAGATCACCGGCAGCAAGAGCTATCTGCGCTTCTACGAGCGGCAGGGCGAAGACGGCCCGCACCGCCAAATCCCGCTCGACGTAGCGGCCCTTTAACCAAGCAACCCCCGCAAACCTAAGAGGAATACAACGTGAACAAAGCACAACTGACCGAAGCCCTGATCAAGCGCCACCACGAACTGCGCGAAAGCTGCCAGATCAGCAAGGCTGACATGACCGCCGTTCTGGCCGCCCTGGGCGATGTGGTTGCCTCAGAGCTGCGCCAGGGCAATGAGGTAGTCCTGCCGGAGATCGGCAAGTTGGTGGTTTCAGAACGCGCCGCCCGGACAGGCCGCAACCCACAGACGGGTGAAGAGCTGACGGTTCCGGCGTCTCGGGTAGTGAAGCTCAAGCCAGCCAAAGCGCTGAAGGATCGGGTGAATCATGGCTGATCATCAAAAGACCGCTGAGCAGGAAAAACCGCAAGCAGTTCTGACCATTACTCAGACCCAAGCTGGCACCAATATCGATGTTCAGTTCAATCAGCCATACCGGAAAGGGAGCCCAACTCTCTCTCAAGCCTTGGCGCTTGGGGCCATGGAATACATGAGGGAGTTTCTGAGAAGTCAGTTCCCGGACTCAACTGATGAGCTGCATGTATTGAAGCGTGCAAAAACCCACTAAGCGAAACGCCCCAGCCGGGGCGTCTGCCGGGCGTGGTGGCCCGGTACTGATGAGCAGCCAGGAGAGCCCCCAGTGACGAGTTTGAAAGAAGGCAAGCCCGCCGATAAGTGGCAAAAGATGAAGCAGGCCCTGCGGCCGTCCTACGGCCACGTAAAAATCGAAGCGGATGGTTACACCGTCGATCTCATGAAGGCATCGGACGGCGAAAAGATATGGGTTCAGGTGTGGGTGAACGGTGTTTTTGAAGGCCGCTGGACAGCCCATGAAGATGGCCTGCCAAAGTACCCTGAAGGCCGTTTCTTGCGCCCCATGAAGCGTGCGACCTGGAAGCGCTCACAGTTCGCAGAGCTAAAGAAAATCTTTGGCAAAAAGCAGGCGGAGGAAATGATTACGCCCAGGGTGATTGGCTTCCTGCCTGACTTCGGTACCGCAGGATCTGCCGTGGCTCACTTCAAGAAACACTTCCCTGAATGCAGGCTCATTGAGCCTGGGGAGCCGGCAGGCCAATGAGCAACCGCAAAGGCGTACTCGCCCAGATCCACATTGCCCGTAAAGAGCTGGCCCTGGACGAAGACACATACCGCCAGATGATCGCCACCGTTACCAGTGGCAAGCGCTCCTGCTCTGACTGCAACGTGGCAGAGCTGCACAAGATTGTGCAGCACATGAAGGAACGCGGCTTTAAGGCCAAGCCCCGGAAGCGCGTGGCGCAGTACCCAGGCAAGCCGCACAACCTGGACGCCCAGCCCATGCTGCAGAAGATCGAGGCCCTGCTGGCCGAGCTGAAAGCCCCGTGGAGCTACGCCGATGCCATTGCCAAGCGCCAGTACGGCCGTGAGCGAGTGGCCTGGCTGCAGAGCGTTGAGGAGTTCACCGGCGTAATTGCAGCGCTGGATGTGGAACTGGAGAAACGCAGGGTTCTGGCCACGTTAGAGCGTTGCCTTGAGCGCCAGTCTCTAACGCTGGATGACGTTGAAAAGCAGTTCCCGGCGCTGCGGAACAACTGGCGCAGAAACCGCAAAACTCTGTGGCAGCTGCTGGAGCATTACGACCATGCCGAAGCACTGCTGGAACTGGAACAAGTCAGGAGCAACGCATGAAGTTAGCTCGTTGCCCCGTATGCCATAGCCACCTGCACCTGGACGCACTGATTCAGGACGATGCCGGCAGTGAGCTGTTGGGCCTGCTTGCCGGCCTCGGCCGGCCACTGGCCCGCCCTTTGGTGCAATACCTGGCGTTGTTCCGCCCGGCGAAATCAGACCTAAGCAATGCGCGGGCCCTGAAGCTGGCGCAGGAAACGCTGGCCATTGCCGACCGAGACAGCCTGGTGGCCGCATTGCAAGACACTGTCCGCAGCCTTCACGAGAAGCGCCAGCGCGGCGAAAACCACCCGCTGAAGAACCACAACTACCTGAAACAGGTGCTGGCCAGCGTGGCGCCAGACGCACGGCGCCCCGCCGCCGAGGCCGACACCGGGCGCCCGACCGTAACCGAGAAAAAGCAGGGACTGGAAGAAAGCCCGCAGGAAGCCCAGCGCAAGTGGGAAGAGCAAATGCGCCGGCTGGGCGTAGACCCCAACCAGTACAAGGTGAAGAAATGACCACTGAAGCTGAACTGCTACCGGCCTCCATGGCCGACCTGGTAGAGGTGATTGGCTTGCCAGCCGTCCTGAAACTGATGGATGCGTTCGGTGGCACTGAGTTCTGGGTGCCCCAACGAATGCCCCACAACCACCCCCTGGTGGATTCCGTGGGCCCGGAAGCTGCTCAAACGCTCAGCGAGTACATGGCCGGCGAGCGGTTAAAGGTGCCCAGAGGTAAACACCTGAAAATTGAGATCCGCAACCGCGCCATCCGGAGGGAGCGGCACGAGGGGGCCAAGCTGGCCGAACTGGCGCTGAAGTACGAGCTGACCGATCGCCAGGTAATGAAGATCCTGAACGCCAATCCGGAAGACGACAACCAGGGAGACCTGTTTGAATGAATCTGGCCACCATGCCAGACAGTCAGCGCGCCGAGATTGAGAGAGATAAGCAGCGCTGGCACAAGGCCTGGCAAATGATTCGCACCATGCGGCCACCAGAGATCCGCGCCTGGCTTGCAGGGATAGACAACGATACGGAACGCGACGACTGGCGGCGCAGACTGAACGCCATAAAAAACAAAGCCCGCCCGAGCGGTACCGGCCGCAAAAGGCACCAGTAGCATGGGCGCGCCCAGCATTGGGTTTACCGGTCACAGTTTTTAAGTCATTGTTAAGGTTGGATGTAGGAGGAAAGTGATGGAAAGCTATCTGATTTTTTGGGGATTGTGCGCTGTAGTTTGCCTGGCTATCGCTCCCATGAAAGGACGCCCCGGAGCGCCCTGGGCAGGGCTGGGTTTTCTGTTTGGGCCGCTGGCTGTACTGGCCATACTGGTAATGCCGAAAACCGATGAAACCAAGGCAAAAGATCAGTTGAAACGGGGCCAACTAACGCTCTGTCCGTTCTGCAAAGAGGCAATCAAGCCTGAGGCTGTGAAGTGCAAGCACTGCCACTCTGATCTGAGCAAGAGTGCGGAACCTGAGGCTAACGAACGCACAGCCCACGCCCAGCTGCAGGACGCGATATACAATCATGACCTAGGAACAGTGAAAGCTATTCTGGAATCCGGGCTTGATCTATCGGCTAACCCGCTGCCTTTTAGCCATGCCGAATATGCGCAAATCCACGGTAACAAAGAAATCATAGAGCTTTTCGAGAAACGCTGATCAGGCGGGCCAGGCCCGCCCCTTGCCAACCTTTCTAACCTGCCGTATTGTTCTCCTGCCCAGCCGCTAACAACCACCCGAACCCCTTCCGGTTCCGGCCTCCCGGCCCGCTCCCTACTCTGGGAGCATGAAAAACACCAAGTCAGACTACCTACTGCTAACACGTGGCTACACAGACCGAGGCGCCTTTGGTCTGCTTTGCACGCCCGTTCGCAGTTACAAAACCCTAGAGCGCCCCTGGCAAGCGAACCAAACCAGCGTCAGCTGCATTCCTGAGGGCGTTTACACCCTCAAGAAACGCCGCTCTGGCGTTGTTGAGCGCTCCACCGGCGGCAAGTACCTGGAAGGCTGGGAAGTAACCGGCGTTCCGGGCCGCACCTACATCATGATGCACCCCGCCAACACCATAGACCAGCTGGAGGGCTGTATTGCCCCCGGTCTCTCTACTGGCGTGCTCCCCGACAAAGATGGCAACCCTCAGTGGGCAGTGCTCAACAGCTTTGCCGCTTTCGAGATGCTGATGGAAGACCTGGAAGAGCGCGACGAGTGGACTCTGGATGTTCGCGGCTTTTCTCCGGAGTGGCCCTGATATGAGCTTTGGCTGGGATAACGTAAAAAACGCCATTTCAACAGCTGCTCCGCTGCTGGGCACCGCGCTTGGCGGGCCCGCAGGCGGTGCCATTGGTGGCGCGATAGCGAGCTTGCTGGGCGTAGAGAACACGCCGGAAGCCGTGGAAGCCGAGCTGCGAAAGAACCCGGAAGCTCTCCTAAAGCTGCGCGGGCTGGAAGCGGATCTTGAACGGGCACGGATTGAAACGCGGGGCCGAGTGGTTACCGCAGAGGCACAGGGAGAAAGCTGGCTGCAGCGTAACTGGCGCCCCCTAACCATGATCTGGTTCGGGGTGCTGATTGGCGGGCACTGGTTTGGCTACACGCCGGAAAACCTGAGCCAGGACGAAATACTCTCACTGTTCGACCTGATGGAGCTGGGGCTGGGCGGCTACGTCATAGGCCGCTCCGTTGAGAAAGTCGTGAAAACTGCAACTGGTACCGGGCTGATGGACCGGATCATCAACAGGAGCAAGCCGTAACCATGAATGAACGCCAGTTTGAACAAGCCCAGGCGTACACAGAGCGCATGACCCAGGCCGGGATAGAGAGCGCCCGAAAAGCCCCCTCAGAGGTGGCTTTTGAGGTTGATGGCGAGCGCATTTGCCTCGACTGCGAAGACCCCATCACCCAGGCCCGGCTTGAAGCCAACCCCCAGGCAGTGCGCTGCGTTGACTGCCAGATAGATCACGACCGGAGGGGCCTCTGATGGATCTGTCGCAGTTCGATGCGTCCTACGCGAAGCTGGCCCTGGACATTGCCCAACTGGGCGGCCTGGTGGCGCTGGGGGTATACCAACACCTCACGAGTAAATCCAAGGCCAACGCTAGCGCCATCAACAAAGTTCGCACGGACCTGGAAGACTCGCAGGATCGACTGGAAGAGCGAATCTCTCGGGCGGAACGCCGGCAGGATGTGTTCGAGAGCCGTATGGATAACGCGCCAACCCACGCCGACCTCTCCAAGGTTTACGACCGCCTCAACGACGTGGCGGAGGATCTTTCTTCAGTGGGTGGCCAGATGCGCGCCCTCTCTCACCAGTTATCGATGGTCAACACGTACCTGCTCAACAACAAAGGAGGCCAGGGCCAGTGAATTACCAGGACTTCCAGACCGAAGGCCGCCGGCTCGGGATCTTGCGGATCCTCTCACGGCGCAACATGTTCACCGCCAACGAATACAGCCTGAGCGACGAACTGGGCGGCAACTACGGCCACCACGTCAGCAAAGACTTGCTGCACAGCGATCTGTCCTGGCTCGAAGAGCAAGGACTGGTTATGTGCCAGCAGCCTCGGGCCGGCTGGCTAATCACCCTCACCACGAGGGGCAACGACGTGGCCGAAGGCCGCGCCAGGCAACCAGGTGTTGCAGCGCCCCGGCCGGAGGTGTGAGCCATGCCACCGCGCTCAAAGGTGTACGACTTACCCCAGGAACTGCGAGACGAGCTGAACGAACGGCTGGTTACCAGCGGTTTCCAGGGTTACGAAGCCCTGACCGAGTGGCTTGCTGAAAACGGCTACAAGCTCTCGCGCTCCGCCGTGCACCGCTATGGCAGCGCCCTGCAGGAAGAGTTCGACGAAGCCATGAGCGCGGTGCGCAAGAGCACCGAGATGGCCAAGGCCTGGGCGGAGTCTGACGAAGACTCAAAAGGCGCGCTCATGGGCGCCACCTCTCAAATGGTTCAGAACCAGCTGATGCAGATCACCTTGGCGCTCAGCAAGGCCGAGCACGAGCCGGAAAAGGCTGCCAAGCATATGGCCACCGTTAGCCATGCCCTGGCCGATCTGGGCCGGATGACCATCAACCAGAAGAAGTGGGCGCGAGAAGTGCGCAAAGAAGTGGCCCGTGAAGCCGCTGAGAAAGCGGCAGAAGTCGCCAAGCGAGGCGGGCTCTCTGCAGAGGTGGTCAACGACTTGCGCCGCGAACTACTGGGGATTGCCTGATGGATCAACTCAGCATTGCCCAGGCTATTGTCCAAGCCGGTGACAGCTTGGCCTATGCCATAGTGGTTGCAGCGGTCGTTAGAGGAGTCATGAATAAGTGACGATGAACCCGCTTTCTAACGCCCCAACCGCCAACGCCGACGCCCCGCCGCCGGTGTTGTTGCCTTATCAGCAGGCCTGGATTGCTGACGACAGCCAACTGAAAGTCAGCGAAAAAAGCCGACGAACTGGCCTCACCTGGGCCGAGTCTGCAGATGATGTGTTGATCGCTGCTGCCGCCAAGGGTGCCGGTGGCCAGAACGTCTATTACATCGGCTACAACCAGGACATGGCCATTGAATACGTGGAGGCCTGTGCCCTGTGGGCCCGAGTCTTTAACCACGCGGCCAGTGCCGTGGAAGAGGGCCTGTGGGAAGACGACAGCGACGACAAGCACATCAAAACCTTCACCATCAAATTCCCGGACAGCGGCCACCGGATTGTGGCTCTGTCCAGCCGCCCCGCAAACCTTCGGGGTAAACAGGGCGTGGTGGTCATCGATGAGGCCGCGTTCCACGACCAGCTCGGCGAACTGCTGAAGGCCGCACTGGCGCTGCTGATCTGGGGCGGCAAAGTCCGCGTGATCAGCACCCACAATGGCGACAAGAACCCCTTCAATTTGCTGATCAACGACATCCGCGCCGGCCGGCGTAAGGGCTCGGTGCAGCGGATCACGTTCAAGGAGGCCGTAGCCCAGGGCCTGTATGAACGGGTGTGTATGCGGCTGGGCAAGCCCTGGACCAAAGCCGCCGAGGATGCATGGGTGGCAGAGGTTTACGACTTCTACGGCACAGCCGCAGACGAAGAACTGGATGCCATACCCGCCGAGGGTTCCGGCAACTGGCTGCCCAGGGCCTTGGTGGAGGACAGAACCCGCAAAGACATCCCAGTGCTGCGCCTGAAGCTGGACGACGCATTCAAGCAGTGGCCAACGGCCATGCGTGAGGCCGAAATTCGGGATTGGTGCGAAGAGCACCTGAAACCGCTGCTGATGAACCTGCCGCCGGATCTCTGGCTGGCCTTTGGTGAAGACTTTGCCCGCCGGATGGACCTCACGGTGATTGTGCCGTTGCTGATCGGCCAGGACCTGGTGCGCCGAACGCCCTTTGTGGTTGAGCTGGCCAACGTGCCGTTTGAGCAACAGCGACAGATTCTGCACTACATCCTGGACAGAGTGCCCCGCCTGCAGGGCGGCGCAATGGATGCCACCGGTAACGGCGCATACCTGGCAGAAGTAACCGCCCAGGCATACGGCGGCCACCGGGTGCAGGAGGTAATGCTGTCCGAAGGCTGGTACCGGGAGAACATGCCACCCCTGAAGGCCGCCTTTGAGGACGGCATGTTAGAGATACCGGCAGACAGTTACCTGGTAGACGATTTGCGCGCCGTGCAGACCATCAATGGCGTGGCGAAAGTACCAAACAATTCGCGCAAGGATGGGCGCCATGGGGATTTTGCCATTGCTCTGGCGCTGGCCTACGCGGCCAGCCGGCAGGATCCGGTGGATATTGAATACACCGCAGCGCCCAGCCCGAAAAGCCGCTGGGATGCCGTAGAGAACAGCTGGGGCGACGACGATGACTTGCCCATTCAGGAGACAGGCGCATGGTAGAGATTCTTGACCACCGAGGGGAACCCATGCCCCGGAAAACCCGCAGCGGCCCAACGGTGGAGCCGCAAACCGCCAGTGTTGGTTACCTGTACCGCGAATTTTCAGACCACCCGAGCCGTGGCCTTACCCCCGCAAAGCTGGCCCGCATCCTGGAAGACGGAGAACGCGGACGGCTGGAAGACCAGGCGCGCCTGGCCGAAGACATGGAGGAGAAAGACGCCCACCTGTTTTCGGAGCTGAGCAAGCGCAGGCGCGCTTTGCTGGGGCTTAACTGGCACCTTCGGCCACCGGAGGATGCCACCAGCCAGGAGAAAGAGTGGACCCGACGCATTGAGCGGATCTTGCGGGCCCTGGACTGGGAGGAAATCGTCTACGACGCCTCGGCGGCCATCCTCTACGGCTACGCGTGCCTGGAATACAACTGGGAGCGCAGCGAGGGCCAATGGCGCCTGAAATCCGCCGACTACCGGCAGCCAGACTGGTTCATGACGCCCCAGCATGACCGAGACACGCTGGTGCTGAGAACGCTCGACGGCCGGGGCGAGCAACTGCGCCAGTGGGGCTGGCTGGTTCACGTACACAAAGCGAAATCCGGCTACCTGACCCGAGGTGGTCTGGCCCGGATCCTAGCCTGGCCGTACCTGTTCCGGAACTACTCCGCGAGAGATCTGGCGGAGTTCCTGGAAATCCATGGATTGCCGTTGCGGCTGGGCAAATATCCTGCTGGCGCCAGCGACAACGAGAAATCCACGCTGATGAGAGCCGTGGTCAATATTGGCCACGCAGCGGCGGGCATCATTCCCCAGGGCATGGAAATTGACTTCCAGGAAGCGGCCAAAGGCAGCTCCGATCCGTTCATGGCCATGATGCGCTGGGCAGAATCCAGCATGAGCAAAGCCATTCTGGGGGGCACGCTCACCAGCCAGACCAGCGAGAGCGGCGGCGGCGCCTATGCCCTGGGCCAGGTGCACAACGAGGTGCGCCACGACATCCTGGTAAGCGATGCGCGCCAGATTGCCCGATCGCTCACCCAGCAGCTGGTGGAGCCGCTTGCCCGCCTTAACACTCCCATGCGGCGGCTGCCGTCGTTTGTATTCGAGACCGAGCAGCCGGAAGACATCAAGCTGTATGCAGATGCCCTGCCCAAATTGGGGCGGGCGTTGAGGATCCCGGCGCGCTGGGCATACGAAAAGCTGGGCATTCCGCAGCCGGAGGCAGACGAGGAAGTGTTGGACTTCACGCCCCGGCTGGCAACGGCACCCGCTCCTGCGGCCGTATCCGCAACTGCGGCGCTGCGGGCCCAGTCAGACGACACGCCGGACGACATCCTGGATCTGGACGCGGTAGACGAGGCACTGGACGCCTTAGACTCTGGTGGCTTGAACGATGAGATGGTGCCAATTCTGGCGCCGATCATGGAAGCCGCCGAGCAAGGGCCGGAGGTGCTGCTGGGAATGCTTGCCGAGCTATACCCGGAGCTGGACACCACCGGCCTGGAGGAACGCTTGGGCCGCGCAATGTTCGCCGTAGAACTGTGGGGTAGCCTCAATGCCGGCGAAGAATAACGCGGATCTGCGGGCCGCCTTCAACATGGAGCCAAAGGACGCGGTAGCGTTCTTCCGGGCCAAGGGATTCCAAATCACGGACCAATGGCAGGAAATGGCCACGGCGGCCCACGCCAGGGCGTTCACGGTGGCCAAGGCCATGCGGATGGATATCCTGGAGGATATCCGAGAAGCCACGGATGCGGCCATCTCAGAAGGAATCACTGAGCGGGAGTTCATCAACCGGCTGGCACCGGCACTCAAACGGAAGGGCTGGTGGGGCAAAGACACGTGGAAGGACGCCCAGGGCAATGACCGGGAGGTGCAACTGGGCAGTGTGCACCGGCTGAAAACCATCTTCAGGGCAAACACCTCCAGTGCCTACATGGCGGGGCGGTACCGCCGTCAGTTGGCTGCGGTGAATGAGCGCCCCTATTGGCAGTACATTGCGGTACGGGATGACCGCACGCGGCCCTCACACCGAAGGCTGCACGGCAAAGTCTTCCGTTGGGATGACCCGATCTGGCAGTACATCTACCCGCCGAACGGCTGGGGGTGTCGCTGTACAGTGCGGAACCTCACGGAGCGCCAGCTCAAGCGGCAAGGCTTGGCGGTTGAACGCGGTGAAGATTATCTGGAGATGGTCCAGCGCGAGATAGGCACCGACGTTGAAACCGGTGAGGTGATGACGGTAGACCACCCAGTTTTAACACTTCCTGATGGCACCACCATGAGCCCGGATCTGGGCTGGTCTGGAAATGCTGGAGCCCTCGCATTCGGTGTTGATTCCGGTATTGCTCGCAAACTCGGTGAGGTTGCCAGCACGGACTTGAGAAGCCAGGTTATCCAGAGCCTCAACAACTCGGAGTTACGTCAAAAGCAGTTCGGCGATTGGGTAGACCAGGTGTTGGCGTCCCGAAGAGCCGGGCATGGTTTGGCCTCTGTGGGGCTTTTGACGGAATCCCTTGCCAAGTCGGTGCTGCGACGCACAGGCAACGCTCCCAGCCGGTTGCTGGTCATTGGTGAGAAGCAGCTGCTGCACGCTGATAGTGATCGTCATCGGAAGGCGGGACTGGCGTTGAGCCCTGAAGCTTACCGCGCATTGCCGCGAATGCTGGCTAATCCTCAAGCGGTGCTGTGGGATAAAAAAAACAGAAACCTGGTGTATGTGGCTCAAGCGGACAGCCAGGCTGGGTACAAGGTTGTGGTAAATGCACCTTACCGGCTGAAGCGGAGCGAACCCGCCCCACTGGACGTTGTGATCAACGCTTACCAGGCGCCAATGCGTAATCTTCGAGACAGGAACCAATACGAGCTATTGGAAGGAACGCTGGAAGGTATGGAATAACCGGGCGAGTGACGGGACTCGAACCCGCAACACGCAGGCGCCGAAGCGCGTGCCACTCTACCAGTTGAGATTTACACTCGCCCGGAACAGTCAGTATAGCCAATCGCTCAAAGGTGCAGCAATGGCAACGATTAACATCGAATTCAACTACAAAACCGTTCAGAGCGCGCTGGACGATCTTTTGCGCAGAGCTGAAGATACCACCGACTTTATGCGCCAGGTTGCAGATGTGCTTGCAGATGCAACGGATGCGGCCTTTCTGAATGAGGCGGATCCCGTCACTGGGGTGCGCTGGGATCCGCTCTCGGCGGTTACCCTGGCTATTCGTCCGAACCGGCAGAACGGCGAAATACTGGACGATACCGGGCGCTTGAAGGGCTCGATGGTGACGGACTACGGCAAGGACTTCGCCGAGATTGGCACCAATGTCGTCTACGCTCCTACGCATCATTTTGGCGCCCTGCAGGGTGCCTTTGGGAAAACCCGCCGGGGCGGGCCGATCCCCTGGGGCGATATTCCCGCCCGGCCGTTCCTCGGGGTGAGCCCGGAGGACGAAGAAGATATACTGGATATGGCCACTCGCTACATGGCCGGAGCCTGGCAAGATTAGCCGCCGCCTGAGAGCCCCTGTAATCGGTTTGAGCCCCTAAGAGCACCAACGGGGCATCTAAAACGGGATAGCGGCACTCCCGGCGATTCTAACGCGGGTCTAACGCGGCTTTGATTGAGTTGGCTGGCCCGTTAAGTGTAATCTTCTCCACGCAGCCAACCCCTGGCCGCCAAATCCCTCTCTGAATACACCCCGAATCCCTTCGCGTTCCTGCTTTGCTGGCCAGCGCCCAAACTGGCCCCATGAAAACATCACCCCGCACTCACATTGCTGCCTGCACAACCCGGCTCCGGAAGCCAGGATCTGAGATCCAGTTGTTTCCGGCCGGAGTGTTCCGTTCCAGAGACGGTCGCCCCCAAGGACTGGAAGGCTGGCGCGTAGACGCCCACATTGCCCGCCGCCTGGTGGCACTGGCTACTCAGCGCCAGACCCCGTTCGTGATCGACTACGAACACCAAACGCTTTACGCGGAAACCTCCGGCAACCCGGCCCCGGCTGCTGCCTGGTTCACCACCCTTGAGTGGCGAGAAGGCGATGGCCTGTATGCGGTTGATGTGGACTGGACCCCGCGGGCCGCCGCCCTGATTACCGGCGACGAGTACCGCTATCTCTCCCCCGTTTTCAAGTTTGACTCAAATACCGGTGTGGTGACCGAGCTGCTGATGGCAGCGGTAACCAATAACCCGGCCATTGATGGGATCGCCGATGTGGCGGCTGCCCGTTACCTGCACCAACCACACGAGGAGACCAAACCCGTGGATAAAGAACTGCTGGAGATGCTCGGGCTGGGCGAAGACGCCACCCCTGAGCAGGTTCGAGCGGCTGTTCAGGCATTGATGGACAAAGCCGCAAAGACCGAGACCGACATGGCGGCATTGCGCAGCCAGGTAAACAACCCAGACCCGGAAAAGTACGTGCCCAAGGCCGCTTTTGATGAGCTGAACACTCGCGTGACAGCTCTTTCAACCCAACTGACCACCGGCGAGGTGGACAAGCTGGTAGGCGAAGGCCTGGAAGACGGCCGACTGATGCCGTCTCTGGAAAGTTGGGCGCGGGATCTGGGCAAAAAGGACATTGCCGCCCTGCGTAGTTTCCTGGGCAGTGCCCAGCCGATCGCAGCGCTGACCGGCCAGCAAACCAATGGCAAAACGCTGCCCGAGGGCGACAACCAGCTGACTGAAGAAGAGCTGGCCGTATGCCGCCTGATGAATCAGACGCCCGATGAGTTCCGCAAGGCCAAGGGCGTCAATGCTAAGGAGACCGCGAAATGATCATTACCCCGGCAGTGATTAACGCGCTGATGACCAGTTTCAAAAAGGAATACCAGGATGGTCAGACCATGGCAGAACCTGCCTGGAACAGACTGGCCTCCAAGGTTTCCAGTTCTTCGAAGTCCAACACTTACGGCTGGCTGGGTCAGTTCCCGCAGTTCCGCGAGTGGGTTGGCGATCGGGTGATCAAGGATATGGCCGCGCACGGCTACGAGATCACCAACAAGCTGTTTGAATCCACCGTTGGCGTGGCCCGGACAGACATCGAGGATGACGACATTGGGGCCTATTCCATGCTCTTCCAGGAGATGGGCCGCGCCGCTGCCATCCACCCGGACGAGCTGGTGTTTGCCCTGCTGGCTGCAGGTGGCAGCACTCTGTGCTACGACGGCCAGAACTTCTTCGATACCGATCACCCGGTTTATCCGGAAGTAGACGGCACCGGCAGCCCCACCACCGTGGCCAACCAGGACATCCCGGCTACCGACCCCGGCGCCGCCTGGTACCTGCTGGACGTTAGCCGCGCCATCAAGCCGATCATCTACCAGGAACGCATCCCAGCGGATCTGCAGCAGATGACCAAGAACGACGATGAGCACGTGTTCACGGCGGACGAATACCGCTACGGCGTCCGCGCCCGTAACAACGTTGGCTTCGGCTTCTGGCAGATGGCCTACAAGTCTCAGCAACCGTTGAACAAGGCCAACTACGCCGCCGCACGCAGCGCGATGCAGAGCTTCAAGGCAGATGGCGGCCGCCCGCTGGGCATTCGCCCGACGCTTCTGGTGGTGCCGCCTTCACTGGAAAGCGCCGGCCTTGAGGTGCTGAAGGCAGAGCGTGATGCCAACGGTGCAACCAACGTTTACCAGGGCACAGCCGAGCTGCTCGTGTCTCCCTGGCTGAGCTAAGGGGCTGACTGATGACTGCCAAGAAAACCACTGCCAAGGCTGCTGCAAAGCAGCCTGAGGCCAAGCAACCGGCCCAGAAGCCGGCGGAATCCAAGACCGAGGATAACTCGAAGCAAAGCCCCGAAGTGACCGGGGATGCAACCAGCCAACCCGGTGGCGGAGAGAGTAAGCAGTCCTCCGCTGCCGGAGTAGGTGGCACGGAATCCAAGCAGAGCAAGGAGCGGGGGCCTGCCAAGGACGGCAACCTGCCGGATGACGACGACCAGGCGTCACTGGAGGAAGGCGAGATCACGTTGGAAGTGGTCACCCGCTTGCCACGCCGCATTCGTGGCGGGGTGATTGTCACCCAGGAACCGCGTGAGGTGGTTGTGACGGAAGAAGTCGCAGCCCTGATCGAGGCGGATCCGCACATCTCGGCGACCAGAAAATGAGTTACGCCAGCCAGGCCGACATGATCAACCGGTTCAGTGAGCGGGAACTGATCCAGCTCACTGACCGGAACAACACCGGGGCGATAGATGCCACCGTGCTGGATCGTGCCCTGGCTGACGCAACCGCCGAGATAGATGGCTACCTGGCGGCGCGGTACCAGTTGCCGCTGACGAGCACCCCAACCGTTCTGGTTCGGGTGTGCTCCGATATCGCCCGGTACCACCTGCATGATGACCACATCCCGGAGCCTGTAGAGACGCGATACAAGGCCTCAGTGGATTTGCTGCGCCAGGTGTCGATGGGCCGGGTTTCCCTGGGTGTTAGCGATACCGGCGATGAGCCCACCTCTAACGATGGCGCCGAGATCCAGTCTGGTGGCCGAGTGTGGGACCGCGCAGACAGCAAAGGGTTTATCTGATGCTGGATCTGCAAGCAGTGGCTGACCGCATATCCACCCAAACGCTGACCGCACAGCTGGCCGTGAGCGCCGATGCCGCGCAACAGGTGCGCACGCTGCCATCAATGGTGGTAGTTCCTGGGCGCGACAAGGTGGTTACCCAGCCCCTGAGCCAAGGCGCCGGCGCCCGCCATCGGGTGGCCTCGGAAATTCTGGTGGTTACCGGAGTGCTGCGCGGCAACCAGGTGTTGGGTGAAGACGCCCGAGACCAGCTCAAAACGCTACGGGAGCCAATGCTGCAGCAACTGATCAACTGGCTGCCTGAGGGCGCAGATTTGGAGATGTACTGGCAGGGCGGGCAGCTGCTCTCGCTGACATCCAACGCGCTGTTCTGGGTGGACGCTTTCAAGACCGAGTACTGGTGGACGCTATGACCAAAAAACGCAAGCTGCCGCAAACCGGCGGCCAATACGAGCGCGACAAAAAGGGTGCCCCTGTGCCGAAGGCCAAACCCGCCAAGGCCCGCACCTCACAGCCAACCCCGGAGAAGGAGTAAATCATGGCTGGATTCATTATGCGCCGGCGCCTTGTGCTGGCCGCCAACGAAGCAACCTACGGAACCGACGCCGCGCCAACGCCGGCGGCCAATGCCATCCTCACCCGCACCGTTCAGGTAACGCCGCTGGCTGGTGAGGATATCCCTCGGGATCTGCTGCGCGCCTACTACGGTAACAGCCAGTCCATCGCCGGTGAAAAGCATGTAGAGCTGACCATGGAAGTTGAACTGGCCGGATCCGGTACCGCCGGAACAGCGCCAGCGTGGGGCGTACTTCTGCGTGCTTGTGGCTTTGCCGAAACCGTCAACGCAGGCACCGACGTAACCTACAACCCGATTACCGGTGGTGAAGAGTCCATTTCTTGTTACATCCACCGTGATGGCGTGCTGCACAAGTTCACCGGTGGCCGGGGTACTGTGAGCTTCACCCTGGATGTGAACGGCATCCCCTACATGACGTTCAACTTCCTGGGCTTGCTGGGCCCGATCAGCAACGAGGCCATGCCGACCACGGCGGATTACACCGCCTTCCAGGCGCCACTGCCGGTTACTAACCAGAACACCACGCCGCTGACCTTGCACGGGGCCCAGCTGAGCTTCTCGTCTCTGAGCCTGGACATGGCCATTGAGGCCGTGAAGCACATGATTGTTGGTGACAGCAGCTCCATCAAGATTGTTGACCGGTCTCCCTCCGGTACCGCCGTGGTGGAAGAGCCGGCATTGGCCACGCTGGATCTCTACACCAAAGCACGCGATGCCAGCGTGGGGGCCTTCGCCCTGACCCACGGAACGGTGGCCGGCAACATCATCGAGCTGGCCGGCCCGAAAGTGGGTACCGGCAGCCCAACCGAGCAGGACCGCAACGGCGTTCAGATGCTGTCTGTACCGCTCACCGTCAACCCTGATGCCGGCAACGACGAGCTGGTAATCACCGTTAAGTAAGGAGCCCTCCCTTATGTTCAAACTCAATACCGAACGCACCTACAAATGGCCCGTGACGGTCACCGTCTACAACGGCGACAAAGAGCAGTCCGGCACTTTCCGCGCTGAGTTTCGCGTGGTACCGAACGATGAACTGACCGACTCAGCCAACCGGGACAAGCGCCTGATGGACTTGGCGCTGGTTGGCGTGGAAGACGTTGAGGTAACCGGTAAGGACGGCAAGCTGCTGCAAGGCGAGGAACTGTTGTCCGCCCTTAAAGCCGATCCAGCCACCAATCTCGCCCTGGTAAACGCCTACCAGGAAAGCATCACAAAAAAGAACCGGCCGCGAACCTGAGAGGCGCGGGCCGCTTCTGGGTAGAGGGCCGCAAGGCAGACCCAGGCGGACTGGAGTCAGACCTGGCAGCCTTCGGCATTCATGCGCCGGACGCTGCCAGCTTTGTTTCTGAGGAGGATTTGAACTACCAGGTGCTGCCGGAGAACTGGGCAGCGGTGCAACTCTTCCTCCAGTGCGCCACCCAGTGGCGGCACGGCGGCATGACGGCAGTCCGCACCGGCCTTGATTACACGGCCGTGGAAGCGGTGATGCGGATAACCGGCACAGAGCAGCCCCAGGATACGTTTTGGCGGCTACGGCTGATTGAAGACGGCGCGCTGCAGGCGCAGGCAGACAAGCAGGACAAGCGATGAGTAACGATCTTGAGCTGAGGATGCGATTTACAGCCGACAACAAAGACGTTGTTGGCAAAACCCGTGACACTCGGCAGGCAGTTAAGGGGCTTACTAACGATCTGTCTGGCATGTCTGGCGCTGCCCGTTCAACCGCAGGCGGAATGGCGGCAGCCACCACGGCCGGCGAGGAAGCCACGCGGATGTTCCGCCTGCAGAAAGGTGCCCTTCAGCAAGCCGGTTATCAGTTTCAGGATCTCGCGGTTCAGGTTGGATCAGGTACCAGCGCCTTTGTGGCGATCGGCCAGCAGGGTTCCCAGCTGCTTGGCATTCTTGGCCCTGGTGGGGCGCTGCTCGGTGCGGTGCTCGCCATTGGTAGTGTGATCGGAGGCACTTTCTACTCCTCAGTCATGAGTGCAGGCGGCGGTGTTGACGCGCTCTCAGATTCGATGGAGTACCTTGACACCGTAATGGAGCGCACTGAAACCGGCGCCTTCAGGCTTACTGACCGGATCCGTGATCTTGCCAGGGAATCAATGCAGGCGGCGGAGATTGAAATCCGCAGAGGGTTGGTGGAGGCCGCTGCCGCCTTTGATTCTGCCAGATCAGGCTTGCTGGAAGCGGCGGAAGACAGGTTAGATACAACCATTCTTGGCGATTTTGAGGGAGCCATAAGCCAGGCTGCACGGCTTTCCAGGTTAGGCCGAGATGTTAACGAAATGTTCGCGGAGTTTGGCGGTTCCAATGCCGCCATATTCCGCGAGGGCCTCAGCCTGATTCAGGAAGAATCAAGCAATCTGGCCCGCGAGTTCGGCATTACTGTCGAGTCTGCCCGCTCCGTCATCGGTGCACTCGGCCGAGTGCAGGCCGATCCAACAACGGAAAGCCTGAGCGCCCTGCAGCAGGCACTTTTCGAGGCCAACGATTCCGCCAAATCCGTTAACCCGGAATTTACCCGCTTAACTTCCGAACTTGCGCAACTCGCGCAGCAAGGTGTAGATGCCTCACAGAAGGGAGAGGCCCTCAAGCGCTGGGCAGAAGATCTCGGCGCTGAACTGAAGACCACCAACCCGGAGCTAGTCCAGGCCCGCGAAGAAATCGACAGCTTAATCAGGAAGCTGCAGGTTCAGGCGGAAACCCAGGGCAAGAGCACCCTGGAAATGGTCGAATACAACCGCCAGATGGATCTGGCCGCTGCACGGGATGCCGAGGCCAGCGCGGAAAAAGTCAGCCTGATCAACACCTACTACGACCAGATCTACCAGCACGAGCAGGCCACGCTTGCCGCCAAGAATGAGGAAAAGGCGCAGCGGGAGCTTACCCGAGCCCAGCGGGAATACGAGCAGTCTGTTGTGTCCCTGGTGAATGAACTGGATCCCCTGGGCGCTCAGTTTGAATCGGTTTATGAAAAGCAGCAGCTGCTTATCCAGGCGGCTGCAGAAGGCCGAATCTCAGAGTCCTACCGAGATCGGTTGATCGCCAACCTGGTGGAAGGGATGGCCGACGCCGGCGACGAAGGCGGCGCCGATTTCGCCGAGAAGGTGGAAAAGCAGATGTCTGCAGCCGGCGAGCGCGTGGCCAGCAGCCTGCAGAATGCGATCACGTCCGGAGATTGGGACGGCATTGGCGCCAGCATTGGTGGTGCTTTGGCCGGTGCGATCGGCGGCATGGTGACGGACGCCCTTACCGAGCAGATGGCAGGCCAGGCAGCGGCCGGCATCTTCGGCCCGATCGCAGGCGCGATCGCGGGCGGAATTGCCGGCCTGGCCGTGAACAAAATTGGTGATTGGCTCTCCGGCGATGACTGGGATCCGACCGAAGACCGCCAGGCCCGCCAGGGCACCGGTACGGTGCTGGGCGATATCAACGCCAAGTCCGAGAGTATCCGCCGTGCCGTTGAGGCCTCAGAGGAAGGCATTGGCCAGTTGGTGGGCATCAACCAGGGAATGCTGCGGGCGCTGCAGACGCTCCAGCTAGGAATTGGCGGTGCATCCGCGATGGTGGCCAGGCAGCGGGCCGGCATCCAGTTCAATACGTCCGATCGTTACAGTCAGGCGCAGCTGGCCGGTGGCGGCCTTGGGCTTGGTATTGGTGGCGTGACCACGGGATCTTTCGGCCCGCTCTTTGGTATTGGCTCTGAAATCTACGGTTTCCTGGACGACGCCCTGGGCGGAATCCTGAGCGATGGCATGGAGTTCCTGGACAATCTCACAGGCGGCCTGCTCTCCAGTATTGGTAGCTCCGTGTTTGGCGGTGACCAAAAGGTGGTGGATGAAGGCATCCGGATCATTGGCGGCAACATCAACGATCTGGTGAACCGCACGCTGGTTCAGGCCTACGCCACTATTAAAGAGGATGGCGGCTGGTTCAGCAGCGATAAGCGTTTTGACCGCTTCCAGAACATTGCCACAAATCAGTTTTCGCTGGCGTTCGAGTCCATCTACGACGCGGTAGAACAGAGCGCCGGCGCCCTGGGCATTGATGCCAACCAGCGCCTGGCAAACTTCACCGTTCGGACTCAGCGGATCAGCCTGGAAGACCTCAGTGCCGCAGAACAGCAGGCCGAGCTGGAGGCCTATTTCAGCACGGTATTCGATGACCTGGCCGGTACCGCCGTTCCGTTCCTGGAAGATTTCCAGCGCGCCGGTGAAGGCCTGGGCGAGACACTGGCCCGAGTGGCCAACGAAACCATGGTCACTGAGGAGGCAGTGCGCCGCCTCGGCCTGAACCTTGCCGATCTGTCCGGCCGCGAGCTGGTGAGAGCCTCTGAACGCCTGGTGGAAGCCGCCGGCGGCATGGAGCAATTCATTGGCAGCATGGAATCCTTCATTGGCAAGTTCGCCACCGATGCCCAGCAGTTCGTACTGGTTAGTTCAGACCTGACTCGCGCCCTGGAACAGCAGGGGCTGGCGGTACCGAAAACCCGTCAGGATTACTGGAGCCTGCTGCAGGCACAGAACGCGGCCACCGAATCCGGTGCAGAAAACATTGCCACCTTGCTGCGGCTGCAGAATGTTGCAGACGAGTACTACACCGCTCTGGAAGACGGCACCAACCGTGCCATCCAGTTGCAGCGGGACGAGCTGGCGTCTGCCCTGGGCGTGGCCGAGCAAGCGGCAAACTCGGTGCGCTCCGCGATCGAAGGCCTCAACCGCTCTGCTGGCGAGTTCTCCGGTACCGCCCGTGCAGCCGCTGAAGACTACCTGCGCGGCCTGGTGCGCACCGGCTCGGTTCAGCCCGGCCGGGAGCTGGATGCAGCGCTGTCATCCGTGACAGACATCCGGGCAGACCAGTTCTCCAGTTTTAACGACTACATCACCGAGGTGGCCTCAACCGGCCGGCTGCTGGCTGATCTGGACCAGATCACCCAGGCCCAGGTAAGCGTTGAACAGCAGATGCTTGACCGGCTCGACCGCCAGGCAGAGCTGCTGGAGCGGGGCAACGCTGAGCAGTTGGCCGCCTTGATTGAGATCCAGAATTCAGTAGACCGCAACACCCAGGCCCTGCAGTTCTCGGTGGGTTCCACCGGTACCGGAGGTGTTAGCGGCGCCAACGTCATTGAGCGTTCTAACCGTGAGGTGACCCATGAGCTGCGGCGGATGCGGGAAGAAATGCTGGCATCCGATCGTGCCCTTGAGCGCCACTCAGAACGAACAGCCCGAGTGCTCGAACGCATTGAACGCGAAGGTCTGGAGGTACGCTCGTGAAGATTATTCGCCCTACAGATCTCACCAAGCCTGGTGTTTTCCAGAGTGATGCGCCGGATGATGGCTATGCGCAGTGGCAAACTGTGGGCCGGGATTTCCTGTCTACCATTGATGAGCTGGTGATTACCTGCAATCAGGCAACAGTTTATGCAGTGGATTCCAGCCCTTCCTTTATTAAGCAGTTGTACGCGTTTGATCTGGACACCGGAAGCCAGGTGTCACTGCCGTTCACGCTCTCCAATTTCGATATCCGGAGCATGGCGGCCAGTCCTGATGGCCAATATCTGGCGATCGGAGGCTTTAAGAATGGTTCCTACAACACCGCTGTGGTCAGGGTTTATAACCTTGCCAACGGATCCCAGTTGTTCGAGCGCCAGGCACGGCCAGCAGATGAAATCTCCTGGAGTCAGGATTCATCAATGTTGGCATTCATGGGCTACAGCACCGCTGCGCCCAAATACAACATGTCGGTTCTGGTGGTAGCTGCGGGAGTATGGGGAACCGTGGGCGTCATCGACAACGTGGACTCGATGTACCTGGATTCCTGGCCACCTGATGTTGGTTCATACAGCTGGGGCTATACCTTTGTGGGGCTCGTGGCTGGACCGTCCGGCGTCTATTACTCGCTGGAAACGCAGCAGTCTTATGTGCCGGATGATCCGATTACCGCGCCGAGATACCGAATCAGGAAGTCTATTGTGGGCCTGTTGACGCCCAGCGGTAACAACACCTATGCCACCAGGGCAACGTTGGGCCCCACAACCAGTTGGACAGAACTCAACTCTCCCCGGTACCTGTTCCATAACCAGGCGAAAGGGCATGTGCTGGGGTATCTCGATGGTGATTTCTACGCCTTCGATGAATCGACGTTTGCCGAAGACGCGGACGTGCCCTCGATGTCTGGTATCACCCTGCAGTCAATCTCACCGGCTCTGAACGGTGGTGAGTTCATTGCCACTAACAGCTCGGTGCAGCCCTACGTCCGAAAGTTCGACGCGGCAACATACTCGCAGGCTGCCTCGCTGGACACTGAAACCGGCGGATTCACAAGCAATATCCGGTACAGCGCCGATTACATCGTGTTCGGGGCCCCCGGCGGTGGCTATGGCCTGATCGACAAAGCCACAGGCACCCGCGTGACCGAGGTGAACCCCACCGTCACAGAGGGCGACATCTATACCTATGGCCAGCACAACTACCGGGCTCTGAGCGATAACAACGAGCGCCCGGATCTCGGCGCCAAGGCCAGCCCCGCCACCTGGTTGGATCTCGGATTTATCAACCCGCTGCGCATGACAGACGGCAAGGTGGGCAGCTTTACGGAATCGTCCAGTCCGCTGGTTATTGAGATCTCCTCCGATGAGCTGGTGGATGGTGTGGCCATGTTTGGCCTTGAGGCCGACTCGGTTCGGGTAGAGCTGCTGACAGATCAGGCGCTGCTGTTTGATTCTGGCGTCCAGTCGCTCCGGGACAGTTCGATGATCAACGGCTGGTATGCCCACTTCTTCGCACGCCGAGGCGTCAAAAGAGATTACGTGTTCACCAGCCTGCCGCCGTACCGTGGCGCCACCTTGCGCATCACCCTGACAAGCGCAGAGGCAGTCGTCCGGATCGGCGAGCTGGTTGCCGGCCAGGTTCGCCAGCTCGGAGATCTCCTGTTTGGCAGCAGATTTGGCATAGAGGATTGGTCCCGCAAAGAGCGCAACGCCTTTGGTCACTGGGAAGTGGTGGAGCGCGGCTACTCAAAGCGCGGTGACTACCAGGTAAGCATCCGCACCAACCAGGTCTCGTGGATCCAGCAGCTGCTGGCCGGCCTGCGAGCAACGCCGGTGGTCTACATCGGCTCCGAAAGCCAACAGTTAAGCATCATTTACGGGTTCTTCGTGATTCTCGACCTGGTGGTTGAGAAGCCCGTGTATTCACAGTGCAGAATCGAAGTGGAGGGTTTGACCGATGACAGTGCCACAAATTGATCCATGGCCACCGGCCCCAGGGCCGTCCGATCCTGGTGAAGTCTTTGATGAAAAGGCGTTTGATTTCACGGCGGGGATGGAGCCGCGCCGGCAGCAAATGAACCAGGTGGCGCAGTTCGTTAACGACACCGTGACCCAGTTTGCCCAGGACGTAGATCAAGCGGTAGACGATGCGACACAAACCGCAGTTTCAGCCCGTGACACAGCAGTGGCTTCTGCCAACACCGCCACCCAGGCTGCCAGTGATGCCGAATCCGATCGAACCGCAGCCCAGGAAGCCAGGGACGCCGCGTTGGCCGTAGTTGGGTTCGCCGGAAAATGGGCAGACCTGGCCGGCGCTCTCAACACCCCGGCCACTGTGTTTCACCAGGGCGCTTATTGGCGGTTGCTCAATGACCTGGCCGATGTAACGGCGTCCGAGCCGGCCACTGACAACGCTGATTGGCTGTTCGTCTATTCCAATGCAGAGCTGCGCCGCAAGTTGCTGGATGAGGCTACTCTGTATGCGGATTTTGTGAATGGGGATTACCGGCTTTACGAGGGGATCGGCGCTGGTGTTGTTCGTAATAAGGCGTTCGGTGATCTATTCAACTTTACTCGCTCAAGCAATGCCGCAGGCTCTGGCGCAAGCGTTGTAGAAAGCGTCTCAGCCGACATGGCTAGATTTGTGTATGCACCCGAGACCAGCAAGCGCTCCGGGCTGCTGCTAGAGGAGCAGCGAACGAATCTGATTTTGTGGAGCGAGGACTTTACCAATTCCGCATGGACAAAAATTGCCCAGGGGCAGATTGTTAATACAACGGTTCCATCTCCTATAGCTGGGAAATATTGGCAGCGTTTAGAAACTAGCACTGCGGGCGTTGCCGCTGCGGCGATTCGGCAATCTGTGAACATTGCGGATGCGATTGCATTGTCAGTATTGGTCAAGCCAGATCAACAGCGATATTTGATGATGCGCTGTGGTGCAACTAAAGATGTCCGAGTCGTTGTGGATCCTGAGAATAAATCTATTGTGGCTTCGAGTAACTTTACGGGAGAAGTCTACTTTGAGTCGTTAGATGATGGAGCCGTTAGGGTTGCATTCTGCGAAACAGGTTTTGGAACCGGTTCGGCCAACGTTGAGTTGTGGGCCAAGAATGAAGCTAGTGCTTCAGTGTCTGCCGAGGAGTTTGGTGCTGTCGGAGACGGTCTCTATATTCTGGCATTTCAACTAGAGCCAGGTTCCTTCCCCTCCAGCTACATCAAAACGGAAGGCACTCAAGTTACCCGTGCTGCGGATAAATGTTCAAGGGCGCTGGGGCAGGAGTCTGGCAGAACTGAATTCACGCTATGCGGTGAAGTGGTCGTAAATTATCAACCGATTGCCGAAGCCGGCAACGAATCGGAAGTTCCAAAAATCCTAACTGTAGACGATGGTACCAACTCTAACCGTGTTCAGGTTTTTGGCGCCAACTCAACCTCTCAAGTGTCCAGAGCTGCTGCGACAGTGACCGTGGCCGGCGTGAATTACTTCATTTACGGCGGTGGCTTGTGGCAGCCGGGCGTACCAAGAAGAATGGCCTTGTCTCTTTCTGGATCCAAAGCGATCTTGGCAGCGGACGGCGCGATAGTTGGTGAGGTCGCGATTCCTGGCCCACCTCCCGGTTTGAGTGTTGCTCGATTAGGCGCTAGATCGACAGGCGCCCAAAGCTGTAAGCAGCAGTTCCAAAGGTCCGCGAATTACATTCCCCGTGCGCTTTCAGAAGCCGAGCTAATCGCCGTGACTGAATCGGAGTACCCGCAATGATCCATGTAGTCGGACGAATCATAGATACGCCTGCCGAGTTTGACGAGGAAGGCAACGAAATTGAGCCAACAACGTATCTGGCTGGCTATCACGTAGACGCCAGTTATCCTGTGCCTGAGCTAGTGCCATATTTGCTCGATCCGCAGCCTGAAACACCTGTGCACATCTTTGCAGGGCAGCGCACGTATCATTATCGGTTCTCAGATAAGGCGGAGTGGGAGGAATTTAAAGCCAACCACAGCGACGAGGAAGGCAGCCTGGCACTGACTCCGCCAAAACAGCCGGCGCCCTCTCAAGTAACGATGAGGCAGGCACGCCTTGCATTAGCAAGCGCGGGTTTGCTGTCTCAGGTATCGGTGGCCATCGGTTCCCTGGAAGAGCCGCAGCGCACAGCCGCAAGTATTGAGTGGGACTACTCCCAGGTGGTCGAACGGGACCGCGAGTTGGTCGCCCTGCTGGGCCCGATGCTGGGCCTGGATGACGAGGCGTTAGACGATCTATTCAGGGAGGCAGCAAAGCTATGAAGGTCACAGTCCACTTCTGTAAGAGTGAAACTATAGGCGGTCGAATCCTCCGCTTGTTCCTGATGAGCAAATGGAACCACGTGGCCATTCAGGTGGGTGATGCCGTCTATGAAGCTGTCTCATCCGCTGGTGTGATCCGCAGGCCCTATAGCCACTTCCGGAAGTCGTGGCACAAGATTCAGAGCGTAGAGGTTAAGCTGGCCGAGGCGTTGCCACTCTACCGGTTTCTGGACATGCAGCTGGGCAAACCCTACGACTGGAAGGCTATCCTGGCTTTTCCTTTCCGTGGCAGCTGGCAGAGCCGAAGCGCTTGGTTCTGCAGTGAGCTGGTATATCAGGGGCTGATGGTAGGTGGTGGGATACTGCCAAACAGGCTACCCGCTAACCGGGTGACACCTCGTGATCTTTGGGTGGCTCTACCCTGATCTAACGCTGCCACTCCGTCACCCGTTAGAGTTCGGGTTGATGGGGTGGCAACTCCTGCCTACAACCTCAAATCTAACGTTTCAGGCTGTGCCAAATCTGACGCCTCACGGTGCCAAACCCGGCGCGGCGCTACACCTGCAGGTACTCACCATAGCCCTCATGAATATGCCCGAAGACATGAGCCTTCAGTATCAGCCGAGGACTACTGCCCAAGATCACAAGACTTTGATATAA